GGCAGGGCCGTCAATGCCGGGACGCTGGCCGCTGGAGAGTCATACGAATTTCAGATGAAAAAAACATGGAGTTCATCAGAAGATAAACGGGTAAGAGGATTAAATCCAAAAGATCATGCCAGCCATGTTGATCTTAACGGGACTACTATTGATTTCGAAGATGAGTTTGTGGACAGCGTTAACGGCGACAGGCTAATTGCTCCGGGTGATCCGAATGCCAGCGCAAAGAGCGTTATTAATTGCCGGTGCCTTATCAAGCTGACGCCAAAAAGAGATTTAAACGGAAGGCTTATTCCAAAAAGAAAAACCACCGCCGTTATTTTTCCGGGACAAATACGAAGGAGAGAGTTTATAACAATATAAAAAATTAATCATGAAAGATATTTTTTCATACAAAGACTTTTCAATATCGGTTCCGATTTCATTTAAAGATGTAGATGGTAAAAAAGGAATTGTAACCGGTTATTTTGCCGACTTTGATTCACTCGATGGCGACGGCGATGTTATAAAGCACGGAGCCTTTGCAAAAACAATATCCGCAACCGGCCCCGGAAGCGCAAAGCCCAGAATAAAACACCTTTTAAATCACGATCCTTCAAAACCGTTAGGGGTGCTTACTGTGCTTAGAGAAGATAAAAAAGGACTTTATTACGAGTCGAAATTAGGGGTGCATGCTTTGGGTAATGATTTTGTTAAAATGGTTGAGAGTGATTTGATAACGGAGCACTCAATAGGTTACCAGACAAAAAAATTCAATCAAGTTACCTCTTGGGAAGATTATAAGGAGGGTGATATAAGAAGAGAGTTAACGGAATTGAAACTGTGGGAGGGGTCAAGCCTTACTGCATGGGGGGCAAATCCAAACACTCCGCTAACCGGCTTAAAGAACAGGATTGAGGTAAACAAATTGTTGAATAAAGCAGAGGCTATTGAGAAATTTTGCCGGGATTCAAAAGCTACCGATGAAACCATTGAAACTTTGTTAATCTATAATAAACAACTTTTACAGACTATCACGGAACTAACGTCCGAACAAACGGATAACGCCATTGTTGACACGGATACAGTTGAAGTAGCTGAACAAAAGAAAGACGAAATTAACCTTTTTATTTCTACGGTTGAATGTCCGTCTTGTCACAGACACACTTATGATACGCAGGATAAAAACGGCTATATAAAGTGCCATCGCCCTGAATGCGAAGCTGTGTTTGTGAAGGGTAGTAAACTGTTCGTTAGAATATAACGGACTATTTTTTAAAATTAAATTATAAAACAATGGCAGAAGAACAAATGACCCTTCAGCAGCAGATACAGGGTCTTATTAAAGCAACGGCTGACGGTCTTGAATTAAAGACCAAAGATCAGCTGGAAAGCATAGTGCTTTCCATTGAAACCGTTAATCAGAAAATCGGCACAATGGCTTCAAAAAAAGATTTTGAGGTTGTTTCTCATTTGAAAAAAGATATTGAAACCATTAATGAAAACCTGATAAAAAATCAAGGCGTAATTGACAACTTTGTGGCCGAGCAAAGTAAACGTAAGGTTGAGAGAAAAGATTTTGAAACAACCTGGTTGGAGGCTGTGCATACTGAAATCAAGTCACGTGAAAAGGAAATTCAGAGCTTCCAAAAAGATAGAAATGCAAAACTGCAATTTAATCTTTCTGTGAAAGATATGACAATCGGCGGCAGCATTACCGGCGATACCCAGCAGGGATATAATTCAAGGCAAGGATTGGTTCCGGCGCAGCGGTCAAACTTCAGGGATTTAATTCCAACAACCCCATCTCCGACTGGTTCCTTTGTAACCTTTAGAGAAACAAATGTGGTGCAGGTGCCGGGCATTCAGACGGAAAACACAACAAAAACCGATCTAAACTATGCGTTTACGGAAGTAAAAACGGTGAGCAAGTACATTGCGGGCAAGATTGATTTTTCAAAGCACCTGATGTTTGCGGTTCCCTTTTTGGAGAACACCCTGCCGAGAATGCTTTTGAGGGACTTTTACAAAAAGGAAAACGATTACTTCTACATTACCGCAGCACAAGCAGCGGCGGGAGTAAATACGATCTCAGGATCGCCAGTTACGGTAGATGCCGAAGAGCTGCTTCACATGATCGCAAATCAACTGAGCGCAAACTTTGACGCTTCTTATGCAATTGTTGATTGGCGGCAGTGGGCGAGAATATTAGCAACTAAACCGAATGATTATTCAATTCCCGGCGGAGTTGTTATTACACCCAGCGGACTTGTAACTTTTGCAGGTACGCCGCTGGTAGGTGCATCCTGGGCGCAATCGGATCATACGCTTATCTTTGACCGTGAAATTATGGAGAGGGTAGAAACAGAATCTTTAAGAGTTGAGTTTTCGTATGAGAACAACGACAACTTTGAAAAGAACATGGTTACGGCAAGAGTTGAGTGTTTTGAAGAATTAAACATTCTTCGTCCGGATGGAATCATTTATCGTGATTTTGGTAACAGTTAATTGTAAGAAAAAAAAGGGGGGGCAGCCCCCCTGTTTTTAATATGAATTATAACTCGGTTTTATCGGTCATTGATATATCCGATGGTTCGGCAACAATTTCGGAGCCTGTTACCCTTCAGGAAATGAAAGATTATTTGAGATTGGAAGGCTTTGTTGATGTTGATGAATCTACGTCATTCAATATAAGTGATTTTGATTTTGACGATCAATTAATAACCGATATGATAAAATCTTCAAGGGAACTTATAGAAGAAAAGGCCGGTATAAGCATTATTCAAAAAACCCTTGAAGCCGTTATTACAAATTTGTGCGGAATGATTGAAATACCATACGGGCCCGTTAATTCTATTGCGAGTTTAAAAGATGAACTGAATAACGATGTAGAATATACTATGGTTGGTAATTCATGGAGGTGGTTAAAGACACCCTGTTATAAAAACATGAAGATGGTTTACGAGGCTGGTTATGTAAATTTACCAACACCGATTAAGATTGATGTAATGAGGCTGTGCGCCTATATGTATGAAAACAGGGGCGATGATCCGGCTGTTGATAAATTTGCTTCTCAGTTATCGGTTAAGTATTCAAGAAATACTGTTATAATATGATACCTGAAAGGCAGATAGTGATTGAAAAATGGAAGTCTGTAAAAGATTTAAAAGGCAATGCAAAAGAATCGGCGGAGTACAGGTATAAAACGTGGGCCATCCCGGTAACGATAGGGGGCAGCAGGATTGACACAGCGGGAAAGACGCAGCTTGGTAAAATAGTGAGGTTTAAAATAAGATTCCGCCCCGATTGGAAATTGAGTAGTTCATGGAGGTTGGTTTATCTTGGTAAAAGATATAACATTACCGGTATAGAGAGGACAAACGAAAAAAGATTTAATTGGTTAATAGATGGTGAAGGTTAATTTAGTTGGCTTTAATCAATTACAGCGGTCTGTTCAGAAGCTTCCAAGAATTGTTCAAAAGGAAGTGGGGGCCGAGATACAGCTTGCTGCCGAGGATTTCAGGAACAAAGCGATAGGGTTTGCTCCTGTTGACCGGAGATTTTTAGCCAACCAGATAACGGTGAAGCCAATATCAGAGATGAGAGCAGAGGTTGTTTCTGGTTCAAAATATTCTGCTCCTATGGAGTTTGGCACAAAAAGTAAGTTTAGGCCAATTCCGGGTATTGATGCAAGTGAGTTCAAGGGCCTGCCATCCGGGGGGACATGGCAGCAGTTTATAAATAATTTAAAAGGCTGGGCCAAAAGGAAGGGTATAGATCAATCATTAGTTTATGTAATAGCAAGGAATATTTATTTAAAAGGGGTAGAACCGCATCCTTATTTCTTCAGGAATATTTCTACGGTGCGGCGGGAACTTATAAAGAAAATAAGAAATATTCTAAAACAGGAACTATGATTGAGGTGATAGATAAGGTTATGGATGCCTGGATGGATTTAATTGACGGCTCTATTTCTGTTCCTGTTTATAAAGAGGGTTGCGTACCAGAAGAAGAAGAAGGAAATTATGTAGAACTAAGGGCAGAAAGCGAGGCAGAAGATGATACTAAAAGTTCTTTTAGAAGCGATGTTTTTATTGTTGTTGATATTGTAACGTCATTTGTTCATGCTATAGACAAGAGCGTTTCCGCTGTAATAGATAATGAAATAAAACAATTAATAAAGACAACGCCCGGAATACACAATCTTCCGGATCAGCCGCAGATTCAGATATTAAACGTGGTTCCCGAAACAACAACATATCGAACTGAATATGATACAAAGAAAAAATATTATAGAAAAATTGTACGATATGGTCACAGAATTATTCAACAATAAATTTTAAAACATGGCAACAAATGAATTTTTAGCCAATAATGTAGTTTTCCAGCACAG